TCTCTGTGTGGCATCGGGCACCGATGGACGCTGCAACCCGCACGAACATTGCGATTAACGAGCTTTACAATCTGATGGTGGACGCTGGGATGATGTCGGTGTTCGGAATTAAGCAGATCCGCACGGACTGGCTTGAGGACGACCGCGAAGTTGCAGACGGAGTGCGCCCAGGCATGACCCTTCGTGCATCGAGCAACTGCCCTCCAGGTGCAGCGGTTCTTCAGCGTGTGGATGAGGGTGCTCTTAGTGGTGAGGCACTGAACATGTTCAACCTCATGAACGCCGAGCACAATGTCTCTGCTTTCACAAATGACCTTCGCATGGGCGGTATGCCCTCTCGTGCAGTGAAAGCGACCGAGGTCGTGGAAGCGTCGCAGACGATCACCTCGATGTTTGCTGGTATTGCTCGAAGCATCGAAGTGGATTTCATCGAGCCGATCTTGGACCGCGCATGGAATGTCATCATGCAGAACTCAAACGACCTTGATTCTGATGAGGTTAAGGCGCTTCTCGGTGAAGGCAAGGCCACAGAGCTTGCTGCCATGAGCCCAGAAGACCGCTTTGCAGAGACCTCGCAGGGCAACAAGTTCAAGGTCTTTGGCGTGTCTCAGACGCTCAACAAGCAGAAGGACTTCCGTAAGCTCACGGCCCTTCTCCAGACGGTGGGATCGAGCGAAGTGCTGCTTGAGTCCTTCATGAAGAAGTTCAGCTTCGAGAAGCTCCTCGGTGAGATCGTCAGGAGCCTCGACATCGAGCCAGGTCGCATTGAGCAGGACGAGATGGATCAGATCATGATGCAGCTCTCGTCGCAGATGGGTGGAATGGCTGGTGGTCCGGACATGCAGAGTCAGATTCCACAGGCATCGGCTGGCCCTCTCAATCCAGATGAGGTTCAGTCTGCGATTCCCAGGAGCAATTTTCCCGGTAGTCCTGCCACCGCTGGGCAGTAATGATGGACAAGATCTCCGTTCTTAATGACAGTCGTATTGCACGGATTGCTTACGACGCGATCAAAGAGATTCTTGAGAAGCAAAAGAAGGACATCCTTCAACGGCTTCTCTCGGAGACAAAGGTTGGTCCGCTTGATCCGCAGGTGTACGCCAAGCATCTAGGAGGGATTGCTGCGCTTGAGGAACTAGAGGGATCTGTACGCAAGACGATTCTAAAGGGCGAAAAAATAGAAAGGGAACTGTTAGATGCAGCAAGAAACGACACAGACTCCAGGTACTGAGATCTTCAACCAGACTGCCACAACGAAGGCAGAAGAGCAGAAGACCGAGACCACCAAGAAGGATGAGGCAAAGAAAGAACAGCCGATCTATCTTGGCGGAAAGAAGTTCAACACTGTTGAGGAGCTTGCGATCTACACGCAGCGACTGGAGCAGGAAAAGAATACCACGACTCACACGGCTCCGACTACTCAGGCCCCAAAGGAAAAGGCGATCTCTGAACTGCTGTTTGAAGATCCTGAGAAGGCCCTCGCTCTTCACGAGCAAAAGGTGATCTCTAAGCTCAAGGCTGAAGAGAATCAGCGCAAGCAGGAGCAGGAATTCTGGACTAAGTTTTACAGCGAAAACAAAGACTTGGAAGATAGTTCGGATATCGTGCAGTTTACTCTGAATAAGGCATGGCAGGAGTTGGAAACTCTGCATCCTGAGCAAGCCTCTCAGAAGCTCGCTGAGTACACCCGGAAGACCATTTCGCGTTTCCGTGGCACTCAGGAAACCAAGAACGCGCTGCCCAGCGGTCAGGCGAAGGCGGGACCGGCCAGCACGCAGTCTGCTCCCGCTGTAACAGAAAGTCGTCCTGCTGCCGTTGACTTTGTTTCGCAACTCAAGAAAATTCAGAGAAGTAGGAAAAATAATTAACTTTGGAGGCTATCTAAATGGCGAACTTTGAGTGGACTTTTGACGCCCCGTCAGGGGTGTATAAGAACCACGCTCTCTCTGCCGACCTTCGCTCCGCTGCTGTTGCAGAGAGCAAGTTCATGCAGTTTGTGCGTCCTGAAAGCGGCTATGGCCGTAAATCCGGTGAGTCGATCACGATTGCTCGTGTTTCGAGCCTTGCCATTCCGTCGAGCGGAAAGCTGTCTGAAGGGTTCAAGATCCCTGAAGACTCGCTGACCATCTCCACGGTTGCTATCACCGTTTCTGAGTGGGGCCGTGCGGTTCCGTACACCTCGCTTGCTGAAGACCTGTCGAAGTTCGACATGGAATCGATTGTTCAGCAGGAACTCATGAAGCAGATGCGCCTTGTCCTCGACAATGCTTGCGCCGCCGCTTTCAAGACCTGTAAGGTCAAGGCCCGTTCGACCTCGGTGTCGGCTGTGGCTTTCGACACTGCTGGATCCTTCACGGCTCTCGGCACGAACCAGCTCGACGTTGCTCACGTCGAACAGATCCGCGACTATATGTACAAGGATCTTCTGGTTCCTCCGTACGAAGGCGACGACTACATCGCTCTCGTTTCGACGAAGGCAAAGCGCGGACTCCTTTCGGATCCGGCTTGGGAAGATTGGCACAAGTACACCGATCCGCAGGCTAAGTATAACGGCGAAATCGGTCGTATCGAGAACATCCGTTTCATTGAAACGAACAACAACAACGCTCTGTCCAACGCCTATGGCACGAACAGCATCGGTGAAGCCATCTTCTTCGGTTCTGACGCTGTGGTGATGGCTGTTGCCCTTGATCCTGAGCTTCGCGCTGGAATTCCTGGAGACTTCGGTCGCCAGAAGGCTGTCGCTTGGTACGGAATCATGGACTTCGGTCTGGTGTGGGATACTGCAAACGCTGGTGAAGCCAAGGTTGTCCACTTCGGCTCCAGCTTGGTCTAATAGGAGGCCCGAATGTATTCACATCAATCTGGTTTTGGAAAACTGATTCCAGCCCTCTCGACGGCTGTTGCTCCCGCTGTTCTCACCAGCACCGGCGTTAAGTCGGAATTTGCTTGTGTCGGCGAGCGCATGGCTATCCAGCGTGTGGCTATTGCCATCAGCACCGCAGTCGTTTCGTCTGGCGGAGTGGTCATCACCGTGAAGAATCGCCCAACCATTGCTTCGGCAACTGGTGAAGCGACCATCACGACCCTGACCGTTCCTGCTGGCACGGCTGCTGGTAAGGTCGTCTACAAGGACATCAACGAAGCCCTGATCGTTCCGGGCGGCTCGCTGGTGTTTGAAGTGACCACTGCTGCTGCTGGCGGTGGCGCTGCTGGTGGCGGCATCTACGGATTCGTGGCCTCGGAAGATCCCGAGTACAAGCTCAACGAATCCTCGATGATCGCTTCTGCGTAATTGAGATAGTACCAACACAGAACGGGGTATTGGCTAGGATGGCCTCTACCCCGTTTTTTTAGGAGGTTAAAATGGCTGCAACTTATTCGATTCTTTATCAGGACCGCTCTGGCCGTGGAAAGAACGTCCAGACCGTTTCGATTGCTTATGATACCGAAGCCTATTCTTCTGGCCTGTCTGTTAGCGGAGCCAAGCTCGGCTGCCCAAACAACATCGACAGCCTGATGGTTTATGACTCGCAGGGATTCCACGCTGCCTTCAACGGCGGCAAGATTCGCCTGTATAAGCAGGATGGAAGCACTGGTGCCCTCGTTGAGGTATCCGGCGACCAGACCATCACTGTTAAAGTCGTTGCAACGGGCTGGTAATCGAGCAAGTATCCACAGTCAAAGGAGACTCTATGTCTTTTGATTTGACTGTTGATAAGCGCGATCCGAAGAACGGGCGGATTATCTCGTCTGATCCGTATATCAGATATTCTAGCCTGGACGGTGTGGTTTACCTGCGTAGCGGTGTATATTACACTGAGAGCGGACAAATCGCACCTGATGATCTGGTGAAGCGGATTGTCGGCAAAGAAGCTAAACTTGCGGAAGCAAAGGCTGAAACGACCGGCAACACGTTGAAGAAGTAACCAGATTGTTTTGGGTGTTTTGGGGGATGGGCACTCATGGCAATTCAAACAACTTCAGTCCTGAAGAAGAACGCCCTGTTCAGAGCGGGCGAGCTTACGGATGGTACATCCCCCTATAATTCTAAAGCCCTTGATTACATGAATCAGATCTACCGGGCGATCTTGTCCGGTGGAAACGAGTTTGATCTTGAACTTGGTTCTCCCTGGGTATGGGCTCGCTCTGCTCAGCCTGGCACTCTTGTCCTCAAGCCAAAGATTACCGGAACTGTTAATGTCGTTAACGGATCGAGCACTGTTACGTTTGGTGCTGGCATTAGTCCTAGCGTTACTGGTCAGTGGTTTAGGGTAAGCGGTAGAGTCGAAGTCTTCCGCATCGCAAGCCACGTTTCTGGCGCATCTACCGCTGTCCTAGACACGGCATACACCGAGGGAACTGCTAATAACCTTTCCTACGAAATCTTCTTTATCGAGTACGATCTTCCGGTGAATGTTGAGCGATTGATCGCTCCGATGGTTGTGAATCGTCAGCAGATGTTTGAAGCCCCTCTGGATGGCCTTGTCTATCAGGTGGATCTGTCGAACATGAATATGAACTTCCCACTGAAGTTCTTGGCTGAGGAGGTTCCACAGCAGTTTGCTGCGATCTCGAAGGATTCGTTTGGCTCTATGCGAGTGAGGTTCAATTCCTCGGCTGGAGATCAGACTCGCGTTTCGTTCGACTACATCCCTGTCTACTCCAGTCTCTACGAGGTCATCCTTGAGAACGGAACAGCGGCGGTCAACGTGTCTAGCAACACCTTCACGACCCCAGAGCCACACGGTCTCACCAATGGCACCAAGGTCGTTCTTGATGTAATCAATTCTGGTACTCTCCCATCCAGCCTTGCTCTTGAGCAGGTGTACTTTGTGATTGGTGCAACGGCATCCACCTTCCAGATCTCGACCACGCTTGGTGGATCGGCTCAGGCATTTGGCACTGTGGGAACCGGCAACATTGCAATCAG